AATATGGGCGGATTGTCACCCCGGTATTGCAACAGCGGGCGGATAAAGGCAAGACGGCTCTACGCTCTTCGCTGGCAATCAAAGCACAGGCTTTTCCCGATACCTTACCAGTTGGCAGCGGCAATGAAGACAATAATTATTCATCCGATGGAGATGTGCCTGGAGGGTTTAACAGTAGACGCTTTTATCCGTCCAATGCTAACCGCGATTGCTTCTAGATGCAGTTAGAAATAGCCACCGGGTTCTATCAGTCTGATTCATTACCCCTTGCCGCCCAGCGTTGTATCAATTGGGAACCAATCATTCCACAGGCCAGTGCGCTCAATCAGAGAGCATTGTTTGATGTTCATGGCATTGTCACCAGAACCCTAACCGGGGCCACAATCAACGGCTTGAATCGTGGTGCTCAGGTGGTTAACGGTGTACCGTATTTTATTAACGGCACCAATCTGTATTCCATGAGTTCCGCCAATGTGATTACCGATCACGGTACCGTTGTTGGCAGTAAACGGGTTTCACTGGCTAATAACGGGCGGTTTCTGGTGATTGTCGTACCGGGCCAAACAGCCTACGCCTTCGACAATGCCACCAACACCTTAACTGAAATCACGGATATTGATTTCAGGGTAGCCGATACCGTTGCCTTCAAGGATGGGTTTTTTATCTTCACTTCTTCTGACGGTGAAGTTTTCTTTATTTCCGCATTAAATAATCCGCTTGTTATTAACGCGCTAGACTTTGGTTCGGCTGAAATCAGGCCAGACAAGATCATTGCCGTGCATGTAAATCACAATGAATTATTCGTTACTGGTGAGGATACGATTGAATTATTTCAGAATGTAGGCGGATCTGGATTCCCTTTTCAACGGGTACGTGGTGGCGATATACAAAAAGGGGTTCATGCCAAATTCTCGCTGATCGACTTTGATAACTCTTTTGTATTTCTCGGCGGTGATGTCGGCGAACTTACCTCAGTATGGCGTTTGAATGGAGGTGTATCAAAGATATCCACCTCGGCCATTGATAACGCGATTCAAGAATACACGGAGGCCGAAATCGCCGATGCCTTCGCCATGACTTATGCCCATGGCGGTAATTTTTTTGTAGCTTTCACCTTTACTTCAACGCGGATCCCATCGAAGACTTTTGTCTACGATGCAACTACAAGCGCCCTTTCCGGCAGACTAGAATGGCATGAAAGACAATCCGGTGTGGTGGATGACAAGTGGCGCGTGACTTCCATTGTCAGTGCTTACGGTGATCTTATCGTGGGTGATTCGATTGACGGACGCATCGGGACATTGGACAAAAATACTCACACTGAATACGGCAATCCCATATTCAGGCAGAAAACCTCCATGCCGTATCATCTGGATTTATTGCCGTTGTTCGTTAGTGAACTCAAGCTGACAATGGAAAGCGGTGTGGGAACCATTGCTGGGTTAAACCCACAAATCGGCATGGAGTTCTCAGACGATCATGCCCACTCATTTTCTACCAGATACCTCAGATCATACGGTGATATAGGACAGTATCAAACCTTACCATCGTGGCGCCGCCAGGGTCGTGTGCCACAGGATAGGGTATTGCGCTTTACCACCACCGAACCAGTCAAGAGCACGCTCCTGCGGCTGGATGCGACGGCTTCATCCGGACTGCAGATATGATTATTCCGCCCAACAGAAGCACCTTACTTGAAGGCAAACCCAATCTACGCTTTGCTGCATTTCTGGTAGAACTTACCGCAGCGGTTAATAAACTGACGGCTCCACCAGTTAATACACAGGATTCAAGCTATACATTCGTGCTTGCTGATGCTGGTTCGATTATCCGCAAAACATCGACCACCGTTAACCAGATTTACACCATTCCTGCTAATGTTGATGTCGCAATTGAAGTTGGGTCTCAAATAGAAATTCAAAATGACGGTACTGTGGATCTTGATATTGCCATTGATACCGACACGTTGACCAGTGAGGCAGGATTGGGCACAGGAACGCGCATACTGGCTGCAGCGGGATCTGCCGTGCTCAGGAAGGTTGCTGCAACCAAGTGGAAGATACGCGGCGAACAATTGACATGATTATCGATAATTTTCTTGCCACTTACGATGTGCTCAGGCAAGCGGCTGTAAATGCTGATTATGATGGTGTCACCAATCCGAGGGATGGTGTTGTTTACCCGGAGATTACTGATGAAATCCCGGCTGTTGTTAAGGATGAAATACAGCTTAGGTTAAATGAATGCATGGGCAGAAAAGTTGACATTAATGTCATGTTTATGCGCCTGACAAGCAAAAATACTAAAAGCGCACCGCATTCGGCGCATAATGATTCCGTCATGGGTGATTACACGTTATTGCTGTATTTGAATAATGGCCCGGGCGGGACTTCTTTTGTCATCCATAAAGAAACGGGCATGAAAGGGAACCCACGGACACATAAAGAATTGGCAGCTTGGAAACGCGATACCAACATTCCGGATGCCTGGGAGATTTACGAAATGGTGGAGATGAAGCAAAACCGGGCAAATATTATTCTAGCGTCCAGAATGCACCGGGCGGAGCCAGTTGGTGGGTTTGGTAGTGATGCATCCGATGGAAGAATTGTACTTACGGCATTTTTCACATGAATATTGAAACGATCACACGCGAACCAGTTATATGTGAAGCGTTTATCAAAACCGCGACAGTTGAAGACGTGGTAAGGCTGGTTGTCTACGGTAATCAGTTTTGGGAGCAGACACGATATTTTCAGGCAGGCATTGAATACGATGTTGAAACTGTTATAGAAATGACCAATCAACTTATTGATGAGGGCATCGTTTTATACGCCGAAGACGAAAAAGGAGAAATTATCGGGCTTATGTTGGTCATAATCGCTCCTTTTTTGATGAACAAACATCATCTTATGGCATGTGAATGGGTGTTTTACGTTGACCCTGAATACAGGCGCGGCGGATTGGGTGCTACACTGATACTGAAGGCGGAAAAGTTACTTCATGAAAAGCGGGTTACGTTCTTCACCCTGGTATCACTGGTCAATGTGACCCCGGAAGCGGCACATAAACTGTACCAATCGCTGGGTTTTGAGCAATCGGAGACAAACTTCACCAAGGTATTATCATGGCAATAGTAACGGGAGCAATAATCGCAGGCGGGGTCGCAGTAGCAGACACAATAGCTAGTAGAAAGGCGGCAAAGCGGGCTGGGCGGGCTCAAGTTGAAGGAGCAGAAGCCTCTTTAGCTGAAAGCAGACGGCAATTTGATCTTACGCGAGAAGATTTGGGCGGATTTCGCGAACGCGGCGATGTTGCCGGCGAAAGACTATCCGAATTTCTCGGCTTGCGCGGTGTTGAGGCCGAACAAGGGGCCATTGCCGGGTTTCAAGAATCACCAGGGCAGAAATTCTTACGCGAACGCTCCGAACGCGCACTATTGCGTAATCAAGCAGCCGTTGGGGGACTGGGCGGAGGTAATGTACTCACAGCATTGCAGGAACAGGCTATTGGCATTGCTTCTGGCCAGTTAGGCGAGCGCAAAGACCGACTGGCGCAACTTAGCGGTAGCGGACTTTCTGCAGCGAGCACTGGCGCTGTAGTCGGGGCCGATATATCCAGGACAATTGCCGGTGGTGAGCGTGGCCTAGGTGATGTTCGAGCCACCGATATTCTACGCCGCGAAGAAACCCGCCGCTCTGGTCTTGCCCGTCTTGCTCAATCACTTACCGGCTCTGGTAACTTTTTTGATGCAATACGCAATAGAGGTGCTGGAACAACTGGAACAACTGGAACAACTGTAGGAGCGGGGAGGGCCTAATGCCACATGAAACCACTGAAACCATCAGCAGAGTGGATCAAATCGCTGGCCGTGTCGGCAATGCGGCAATTTCATTCTTAGCCGGTATTCCACAAATTGACCTGGATCTGCAGGCAGCGCAAACCCGCTTGACTGAAGAACAAGCCACAGCTTTTGAACGTCAAGGCGAGGCGGAAACACAACAGCAGGCATTAAGTCAGCAATTGCAAGGTTTCTTCAATATCATGACCTCGCCTGATGCAAATGCCGAACAAAGAAAGCAAGCCGCAATTGCTGCAGCGAGAATTGCACCTGAATTAGTTGAGAACGTATTTAGTGCAATTGGGGTTACGGAGCAACGCGAAAAAGAACGCTTTGCAGCCCGCGCCGCGGAAGTGGACGGACAACCCACCATGGAACTAAAGAGGCAAGTCCTGCAACAGCAAATAGTGGACGGAGAAGCACAAGGGCGCGATATGAGCGATTCCAGGCGGGTGCAGGAAATGGATGATGATCAATTTAATGCAACTTTAGCTATTGTTCAAGCGGCTGCATTAACCCCACAACAACGAGCATCTGCTTTAAGAGGTGGCGATCAGTTTAAACTTGGCCCAAGCGTGGTAGTGAAAGATCCAGATACAGACGAATTATCCTTTATTACTCCGGTGTTAGGACCAGACGGTCAGGTAATCGCTCAAAAAACGCCATTTACCGGAGAGATTGTTTCCAGAACCCTGGGTGAATTGCCAGCGGAACAGCAGCAACGAGTTATAGAAACGGCTGGCGGCAGGACTACAGCGGTGGAAGTATCCAGGCGCGACCAGGGATTCATCAATGACGGACAAAGCCAAGCTGATGCAACTGCCATTATCAGGCGCGGTATACAGTTACTCGATGTTATTGGCACAGGAACATTTGCTCAAGCTGCCCTTGCGGCCAGAAATCTTTTCAGCATTGCAGGGGCCAATGAAACGGAACTTAACGCAAATTTGGGAAAAGCTATTCTTACTCAGATCAAAACGTTATTTGGTGGAAATCCGTCTGTACAGGAAGGCGAAAGATTGCAGAGCATCGAAGCTAATTTCAGTAAATCCACTGCAGGCAACAAGCGCTTGCTTGAACAAACACTACGCTCAATGGAACGTGACGCGCGCCGGGGCATTGCTGCGGCTAGGCGGAACCAAGATGAATTTTCAGCGCTGGAAATTGAGGAAGCGTTGAAGTTTACCCTTGATCCAGCAGTAACCAATGTCGGAGAAGAAGTAACCGCTGGCGAAGATGATTTTGATCAAACGCTATTAGACGAAATGTCAGCCGAAGACCGCGCATTGTTTGATCAATAATATGGCCCTTACCTTAGAACAAAAAAAGGCAATTGCTCTGGCAAAAGCCAGACGGCGACGACGGCAACGATTAGCTGAGGCAGAAGATGCCCCACTGAGCGGATTACCGCCCCAAACGTTAGGCACAATTGGCGCATTGGAAACTGCTGTCCAGATTGGTATGGGCCTGCCGGCATTGATAGCCTCTGGTATTGCCGGAGCAGGAGCCGCTATCGTGCCTGGTGGAAGAACTGGAGCAGAGGCCGTTAGGCGTGTTCAAGAAGCTTCGGCGGAGACATTTCAGCCGCGTACAGAGGCAGGAGAGAAAATATCGCAAGCGGTTGGAAAAGTCGCTGAGGCTGGCTTAAAAGGTGTTCGTTTACCAATTGCCGGTATAGCAGGAATTGGAACTGCCGTAGCAAAAGGCTCTTTATCTGAAGCTGCAGACACCGTTAGAGAAATCACAGAAGAAGGGGTCGGGACTGTTCTTGGTGATGTTGGATTGGAGGCTACTGGTAGTCCTGCCGTAGCAACAGGTTTACAAATATTACCGGAAGCGGTGGCTTTAATTTTCGGAGGCAGGAAACTAACTCTTGGCATCAGGGGCAAACCAACCCAGCAACCCATACAAACGGTAAAACCAAGGATCAAAGCAAAAGTCCAACCTATTGAAAAAACAGCACAAAAGATGGCAGAAGTGTTTAAGGAACAATCCAAGGTTCCTACTGTCGATGAATTGTTTAAAAGCGGTAGTGCGGCTTTCAAAAGGGCAGATAAGGCAGGGGTTAAATTAACTGAAGAAAGCACCACTGGATTTGCTCAACAATTGGCTAGAACACTGAAAGAGGAGGGTATTGATCCGGTCTTGCATCCAAAAGCAAGCCGAGCATTGGAACGTATCGTTAGTGACAGCGAAGGTGGTTTATCGTTTAAGAATGTAGAAACATTGCGCCGTATCGCCAAGGATGCCGCTGGGTCCATAGAAAAAGCTGATCGGCGTTTTGGCGCTCGCATCATTGACAGCATAGATGAATATATTGCCCAACTCGATGCGAGTCAGGCTACCGGTAATGTAAATCTAGCGAAAAGATCAATAACTGCGGCGCGTGATTTTTGGAGTCGAGCCAGTAAGGGGGAATTATTGGAAGGACTGGTAGAGCGGGCGGGCATACGTGCCGGTCAATTTTCCGGTTCTGGATTTGAAAATGCCCTTAGAACAGAATTTAGACAATTGGCTTTAAATAAAAAAAGAATGCGTGGATTTACTAAAAACGAAAGACTTTTGATTGAACGAGTAGCTGCAGGTGGGGCGGTGGCCAATGCATTGCGCTTTGTCGGCAAATTTGCTCCGCGTGGAGTTATATCAACTGCGATCACTGCTGGTGGTGGTGCTGCTATTGGTGGTCCATTAGGGGCTATTTCAGTTATAGCTGTTGCCGAAATTGCCCGTAAGGGCGCAACCAGGGCAACTAGAACTGCGGCAACCAGGGCGGCAGAGGCTGCTAGAAGGGGCGGCGGTTAATGTGGTCTATGGCTCTATATGGGATCATTGCCCAAATAGTTAATGCAGCCAGGCCATAAGCGATCATGGGATTAAATATATCAACTAGGCCGATAAAGAGAAACCACATGATCAGGCCGATAATTTTAAACAACGTTTTCATAAGGATAAAACATGGCCTATAGATTCTTAACACCCAGATTCGATGTTGGCGATGGTATTACAGATTTTGCCGGGGCGAAACTCTTTTTCTTCGATTTCGGCACTTCATCTGCAAAAACCACGTTTTCCGATGTTGCCTTAACAGTTTCTAACACTGACCCGGTAGTAGCTGATTCAGACGGTTTATTTGGCGATATCTTTCTCGATATTAAAGCTACCGTCACGCTAAAAACATCTAACGACGTGGTGATTTTCGGCCCCATTGATATTTTCGCACCAGAGGATACGGTTTTAGCATTGGCTGCCAGTTTGGTATCTGTGCTGGACACCGCAGGGAATTTTACCGCTACCGATGTTGAAGCGGTGTTGACGGAGATATCGGATCTCTTCCTGAAATTGAGCCGACCAAATACAATCGCGGCAATTCAAACCCACACTGCCGCTGTGCAGTTATCAGACAATGAATTACGCAGGCCGTTGTTGCTGGATTTTGCCATTGAGCACAATGCGGTATCCAGCGTATCCGGCACCTTGACTCTGGATTTGAGTACTGGAAATTCGTTTGTCACGACGTTGGATGAAAACACCACTGTTGTCATTAGTAATCCACCGGCAACCGGCAATTATGGCCAGTTTGCAATCAAAATTATTCAAGATGGTGCGGGCGGAGCATACACGGTAACTTGGCCGGCAGCGGTGAAATGGCCGAGTGGCACGGCACCGGTAATTACTACATCGAATAACGCAATTGATGAAGTTACCTTGAGGACCATTGATGCCGGCACGGAATGGCGCGGCAGTTTCGACCAGGCATTTGCATAATGTTAATCAGTCAATATTGGGGAACTTCAGGCGTAGCTTCTGATACGGTTAACATCACTGATCGCGAGGTTAACAATGCTCGCAACAGCGGAATATGTCATTCTGGGGTAAAATTTGGCCTTAACGGTGTGTTGTCCACCATCCAGGCCAACGGAGGTTTCAGCGCTCGCCCGGGTGAATGGCTGGTATCTGGCACAGCTTCGACTTTTTATTTACAACGAACAATCGAACAAGGAACATTGGAAGTAGACCCCGGAACCGGGTTTTTGCAATTGAACGCAGATAGAATTTATGACAATCAAAAAGCATTCCAGGGAATTAAAAAGACAGTGGTGTTTTTTGAGCTTTCATCCGACATATCAGGTTCTCCGATTGTTGATACGGCGACCATGACCTTTATATCCGAACAAGGAATTCAATAATGCCCATTGCAGAACCAATTAGTTTATTACCAACAATTCCCAGCGTTGATGCCGCCGCCGATCTTATACCAATTGTCGATATCAGTACTGGCATAACCAGCAACGTAACGCCCGCTAATCTGGGCACTCCAGGCGCTACCACAATCAATATCACTGATGAATCGAGCGACACCACCACTTTTCCGATTTTTGTCAACACTGCAACCGGTGTTCAAGCCTTACATTCAAATACTTCTTTAACTTTCAATGCAGCAACCGGCGCTTTAGGGGCCAGTTTTTTCGGCGGTATTGCTTCGGCCAATTTAGTAGATAAAAGTGCCGTTGAAACCATATCCGGTGTGTGGACATTTAGTGCTCAAATCACTGCTGGGATAAAGGTGCTTGATAACGACTTAATAACCCTTGGCACGAGTAACGATACCTTAATAAAATTCGATACCACCAATCTGATCATTCGCGGTGGCTCTGGAATTGATGTCAAATTTGAATTATTTGACAGTTATGACTTTGACGGCATTATAACGGCTACCGGCCAAGCAGTGTTGGGGGGCGTAAAATTAAGTGACAATGACTTACTGACCATCGGAACAAGTAATGATACGTTAATAAAATTTGATGCTACCAATCTAATCATTCGCGGTGGCATTTCAATTGATCTGCTGTTTGAGACATTCGATAATTATAAATTCGATGACAGTATCTTTATCGCTGAATCAACCACTGCTAATGCTGACGCGGTCGGGCTAGGCCAGTGGTGGGTCCGCAGTGATTCGCCTAACACCCCAATGTTCACGGACGATGCGGGGACCGATTTCGAGCTTAACGCAACAGCTGGAACCAACATTACGGTTGCCAATGAAGCAACCGATACAACTACGTTTCCAGTTTTCACAACCGCTGCTACCGGATCTTTGCCGCCAAAGACAAACGCGGGCCTGACTTTCAATTCAGCCACAAGCGATTTATCGGCAACCCTTATTGCTGGGATTGCTAATGCTAATTTGGTGGACAAAAGCGCCACGGAAAGCGTGTCAGGCACGTGGACATTTACTGCTGCCGTAAATCTGAATGCTGGCGGAAATTTGCTTGATAACGCAGGGTTTAGTTTCGGTACAGGTAATGATGTAAATGTGAAATTCGATGCCACGGATTTCGAAATTCGCGGTGGAGCCTTTGATCTTAACTTTTTGGATTTCAACAACTACAAATTCGACGATAGTATCTTCATTACCGAAAAGGCGGCAGCAAACGCCGACGTTAGTGCTCTGGGACAGTGGTGGGTCCGGGCAGATGTGCCAAACACCCCGATGTTTACCGACGATGCAGGCACGGATTTTGTGCTCAATGCCGCCGGCGGGACCACTATTACTGTTGCTGATGAATCTACCGATGTATCTAGCTTTCCGGTCTTCGTAACTGCTGCAACAGGTGCTCTTGGCCCTAAGACAAATACTGGTCTAACATTCAATGCTGCAACCAGCGATTTATCAGCAACGTTGATTGCTGGTATTGCCAATGCTAATTTATTGGACAAAAGCGCTGCCGAAACTGTATCAGGCGTATGGACTTTCAGTTCTCAAATCCTTGGGGGCATAAAGTTGGTTGATAACGACCTAATAACCCTCGGCACCGGTAATGACACCTTGATAAAGTTTGATGCCACGGATTTAATCATTCGCGGAGGGAGTGGCATTGATTTGCTATTCGAGACGTTTGATGGCTATAAATTCGATGACAGCATTTACATCACTGAAAAAGCCGCCACCAGTCCCAGTTCTGCTGGACTTGGACAATTTTGGGTGCGCGATGATGCGCCAAACACGCCAATGTTTACTAACGATAATGGCGTGGATTTTGTGATTGATACTACAGCGGCTTAAATCTACCGGTTTTTTCTATACTTCCTGGAACCACGGCGGCATAAGTTTTTTTAATATCTTCCATATCGGGAATGCCAGTAGGCTCTGATGGCCGTTCAATTTCTTCCGCACCCGCTATATCATCCCGAAAGATCAGCCACTCGGGATAGTTAATGGGAACTTGCAATTTAGCAACCCGGGCTTTCAGTTGCCCATATTGAGTTTCATTCAGTTCTAGAAACTCACCTTCCTTTAGCGTTCTTAGCTGATCCAGGATCGGCCTGATTTCCTCGATTTCCGCAAAAGTTCCGCCTTTTTGATTTTGCGGGCTAAGTAGCAGTTCCGTTATTATTTTTTTGTAATCGATGTATTGAGCAGGGCGGTCTTCACCGTTCGGAAGCGGGCCAAGTAACTCAGGGATGCTCTTGATCAGCAGGTTTTTCAGTTCTATTTGGCGCATTTTGTACATCTATTTTACTCCGTTACTACACTGTTGCTAAACTAACATCGTTATATTAAAGAGAAAGTAATGGAAAGCGCAAGAGTAAATGGAACCGTCAAGTGGTTCGACGAAGGGAAAGGATTTGGATTTATCCAGCAAGATAGCGGAAAAGATATATTTGTCCATTACAGTTGTATCGACATGGAAGGGTTCAAAACACTAATTGAAGGCCAGAACGTCACGATGGAAATTGTCATGGGCAAGAAAGGATTGCAGGCTGAAAATGTGCAATTGGAATGATTAACGTATTGTGTCTATCAGGCATATCAGTAGGCCGCTCCGGCATTATGGTTCTCTCTCTGAGCATGGCTATCGTTCATAGTCACTGTTGCAAATCCTTCTCATTGACTCACTCTTGCGATCTGGTTTCTCTGCGGTCCTGATTCGTTCCTATACACTGGTTTTAACTCTTCCGATTTGACTCACTCTGCGGCAATGGTGCTTTATCCGCTTTTCTGGTTCATTCCTTCCTATTGGCCGTAGCTCATAATTAATGATTCGCTCCCTAAGTCTGGGTTTTCAGGGGTAATGGCTCGTTCCGGGCTTTTGTTGCTATCCACTAAGCTGACTTGCATTCTACAAGAATGGTTCTCTCCGGGCCTCTGATTCGTTCCACGTATATGTTGCTATCTCATGGAATGACTCACTTCTGGATCATGAAATATCCGGGCTCTTGGTTCGTTCCTGGTGCCTGGTTTTGACTCCTGGTAAATGACTCGATCCTTACTGCTGGGACTCTCTTTTCTAATGGCTTTTGGCTCGTTCATATGCTCTGGCTGTAGCTCTCATGACATGACTCGATCCTGGCTGATGAAACTATCTTCGTGCTTGACTCGTTCTGTAGTTTTGGGCTTCTCTTCCATCCTGACTTATGCCATCCAATGTTATGGTGCTTTGTCTCGATCTCTGGTTCGTTCTTAGCCCCTGGTATAACTCTTATGCCCTGACTCGCTCCTGCTATATGTGGTTTTTCATTCATTTTGGCTCGTTCCATCAAGATGGTGCTCTTCCGTGCAATGACTTATGCACTCTTCAACTATGGTGCTGTATCTTGTCTAATGGTTCGTTCGGCCTGTGTGGTTTTAACTCTCACAGTGTGACTCGTTCGAGCAGTATGTTGCTTTCCAGATAGTTGACTCACTTACCGGGCTTGTTTCTTAATCGCGGGCAATGGTTCGTTCTGTTATAATGGTGCTCTCTTCCGCTCTGACTAAAATAGTTCATTCGTAATCGCTGGCGTTCTCTTCAGGTATGATTCACGCTTCAAGACTGTGGATTTCTCGCATTGCTTGGCTCGTTCCAATGGGATGGTGCTCTCCAACAGCGTGACTTATGCACTCTGACTTCCTGGATATCTCCTAAGTCATGGTTCGTTCCTCAGAAATGGTGCTCTCTTTTTTTTTGACTAAAATAATTCATTCTTTATCAATGGCCCTCTCTAAATAAATGATTAACGCTTCGCGCCTGTGGGCTTCTCCCATTGCTTGGCTCGTTCCGAATCAATGGCGCTCTCTTCGTCTTTAACTTATGCACTCATCAGTTATGGCGCTATATCTTATTTTATGGTTCGTTCCGCGGCTTTGGTACTCTCTGAACCTATGACTAAAATGGTTCGTTCCTGATTTTTGGTTCTCTCAGACTTAATGACTAAAATGGCGGCTCGACTTTGTGTGCATGGCCCAAATGTGCGATCGGATACGGCAGTGGCGGTGACTTGCCAAATTCATGCCAGTACCAAATCTCATGCAGGTGCGCCAGGAACAGCTTAACAGCATAACGCTTTGACCTTTCATGTATATGACTTTTCGGTAACTTGCCTGTAGCGTAAGTATCCGCCTGTTTGTGCGTTGGCTTTGCTTTCAGGATGGCAGCGGCTTGGTCTGCGTATTCCAGCCGTTCATTCTTCTCCGTCTCGTAAGCTTTGCGCTGATCGTACAATTGCCCGTAGAAACATCCTTCACGACCTTTTTGCTTGACGAATGACTCGCCAATTTTCCAGCACAGTGTTTTCAATGAAGCATTCCACGGACGCCGTTCACCCTTGCCCCATTTCGAGGTAGGATCTACGCCGGCAAAGCGCCATATCTGCCCAGCTGTTTCTGTGCGGTGTAGACCACAACCAAGTCCTTCGTGCGGCTCTTTCTCCGTGCAGCGATCCTTTTCCTTGAAGCTTTTGGTACAACACCACGGCTCCATATCAATGTGGGCCAGGAGGCCAGCAGTAATCACCGGGCCAATCCCAACAACTGTTAGTATCCGCTCGCCGACTGGATGCGCTTCAGCGAACTTTCCCAAGGCACGTTTGCATTGGTTTTCCAACGTTCTGGATTGATTCATGAACCAGGGCAAAACATCGTGCGGCTCGCCCAACAGAGTCAAGGAAAGCAGCTGATTTGCAAATCGTTTCCTCTGGTCCTGCATCATGTAATATGCATCAACCATGAATCGCGCTTCATCTGGCCCAAGTGTCGCCGCAGCTTCGGCCAAGTCGCGACTCAATCTTTGCACTGATTCTTTCATTTCTGTTGTTTCATACATTTCATTTCTCCACTTGTTTAATAGCATCTTTTAATTCATGTAATGTTTTCTTACCGCACTGAGGTAAAAACTTCATAACTTCAAGGTCGCCCATTTTCATAACATCTTTTAATTCAGAAAACGTGGCTATACCTTCGGCATGTAACATATTCTGTGTTCTAATTGACAGTTTCATCTCTTCCACAAAAACCATATTCTTATCTACGTGGTCAATATCAACTCCGTACAGCGCAACAACCACATTCGAAAGCGCACCAAAGGCCCCCACAGCAGTGAACTCAAGAAAGAGATTATTGCTTGTATCGATGTTCTTCCAGTAAGAAATTTCTTTTGCAATTCGTTTCAAGCACTTTCGTTCGTCTTTTGTCATATTCCTAACTCACCCCGCCTTTCTGGGAAAATATTGATCAAGCCCATGTTCGCTTGACCATTCCTTAACAGCTTCCGGTGGACAATCGCGGCGGCGCTCATAGCCAAGTGTCTTGACTAGCGTTGTACTTGCCCATTCAAGGCGGTATGCGACGGCTTTTTTCTCGAACCATTCCCGAGCATCTTTCCTGCTCCAGCTAATTGGCTGAATTTTTTTATTGGCTGTGGATACGATTGCCCAATATTTATCCAGCATAAATTCCTGGCCACATTGATGTTGTGAATGATGTTCTTTATGCGTCAATGGCACCCCAAAGTAATCCGGCTTGATTCCTGTGCCTGATCCTTCCGAAATACGCCGCACATGGGCGTACTCACAGCGGCCTTCGCCCAACTCTTCTATCCAGTCACTTTCTTTGGATAGGCAACTAGGCTGCTTTTGAATCCACTCTTGGTACTCTGCATCAGATCCAATAGCTTGCAAAACAGGTGGCGCATTGAATACACCAGCTCGGATCAACCCCTGCCAATATTTGCCGTGTTCGCCCGGTTTTTCTGGTTCGACAATATGTGCAGCCTCTCCGTCTTCAGCACGAAACATTTTTCCAGCCACAATCATGCCCTTCGTTTCGCTATCCATGAACATCTGCCAGGTCTCTTGATCAACTTCGAAGCTGACCCGGTATACTGGCCCCAACTTGGTCTTGCTGGCTGTTGGATTGGGGTTCATTGCCGCCCAGTCGAATATAGTTCCAGGAGTATCTAATGGGTTGATACTATTCGCCACAGTTACAAATCCTGCGCTTTATGGTGTTGTTCCAAAGCTTCATCCAACATTTTTGAACAATCCTCTAATCCGCTGTGGTATCCAGCTTCAAAGAGCGGGCCGATCGATTCAGTCAGCCTAAAATCTCGCCATATGGCTGGTAATTTTTCTGCCTCATCATGTGCCTTTTTTAATTCTTCCATGCGTTTTGTTATCGATTCCAGCAAATCCGAAGATAGGGCTTCTTCTGCCGCTTCTAAATCAATCATCGTTCCATCCTAAAAAAGACACAGCCCGGTGAGTGTTGGAAACCGGGAACCATCCGGTAAGGAGACCAACCCCGGGCTGTGCCTGAAAAAGTCGCCCCATCTCTGAGGCGATGGGTGGCGAGGATGTTCAAAGGGTTTTAGCCTTATCTGTCAGTTCAGCCAGTTCGGATCGGCTTTTATTCAAACCGACTTCTTCTTTCTCAATTTGAGCAGCCTTGTTCTCCACTCCTTTTTGGTAGAAATCGCGCATCTGTACGCGGGTCGGAATAGTAAGTCCGTGTTTTTCTTTGGCTTCAATCATTTGTTCAGTAACCCCGCGAGCTTTTATTTGATTGGCGATCTTTTTTTGAATTGCTAAGGTAGCTTGTTCAAATGATGTACAAGGAACAATGGTGGTAGAGCCGCCTGATCCATCACTGTAGTGATTAATTTTCCACTCAAAATCGCCTTCTGAACGACCATAAAGCGAGATCAGTTTCAGTTCTTTGCCATATTCATCATCGCGCACTATGGCATCCGTAAGGGAAACAATTTCGTATTTCCAGTAGCTAAACCTAGCCACATGAGTAATTTCCCCTTTCAAGAAAGACAGGAAAGTACTTACAGCCTTATCGTTTAAATAACCAGCACAAAAGCCTGAATGTTTTATTAACTCAGTGAGTTCTATTTTGCTTTTGTGGTAGCGTTTTTCCATTGCGCCGGTTTCGCGCGCAATTACCGACTTGCGGCTTTTATATCTCTCTTCAAGTTCCCTGAGTTTTTTGTCTTTCCATGACTCGACAGGAGCGTCATGTAATGACTTCACAATAAATTGTTCGCCGCTTGGGATTTCTGCTCCATCTGATATGAAAATTTCCTGAACAATAATTTCTTTTGAATTCAGGTTTCCGATAATGACAACTTTTTTGCCGTCAGTTGTGTATTTAAAGTTGTTACTCATGTAGCACTCCTCATTTTGGCCTAGCCTTCAAAACCTTGTCCGTGTCATAAGCAGCACGAAACCGCTTGAATTGCTCCCAAGCTTCTGACAAATCAGGATAATAGTGGTGCGAGAAATCACCGTGTTCCTTGCTAAAATGGGATTTCATCCTCAAACCCAGCTTGTTGTTGTGATGGTTCTTGACGCGGTGCTTGAACTTGTGCTGGCTGCTTACGGGGTTTAGGTACAAAACAACTCAGCCATAGTTCGCCTTTTTCATTGGTTCGCACTGGAATAGCATCCAGCTTGATGCTTACTCTACCTTGGTCATTTTTGAACACAGCGCCAATATTCATCCAGCGTTGTTTTTCTTGGCCATCTTGGCCAATATAACTGCCGGTAGAACACACTACGTCATAAACTTTACTCATGAGTTTGATTCCTTAATCCTGTTCAATATTTCTCTCGCATCTGCTTCAGTCATGTCATCCAAATGCTCTTGATAATAATCTAACTGCGCCACTACACGCTTAGAACTTGGCATGTCCCGCAGGCTATCCGCGTGATCTTTTAACGACGCCATTTGCTCTTTAGTTGCCGGTTTTTGTGGTTGTCGTGCTGCTTTTGCGGCAGCCGCAGCTACATAATTTGCCCCAATATTGCCATCGTCGTCTTGTTCCGAAATGTTTAGCAAGCACCCAATGTTGTATTTTTTGTAATAGGTTATTGATGACCCGTATACTTGTGGGTTTTCATTGTTTGGTAACGGGCACACACTGGCAATTATTTCACCCGTTTCATTCATGCGCAGTTCTGTCACTAAACAAGACCTTAGAATGGTGTCTATCACTTCCACAGTAATCACATGTGCTATATGTAGACCAACCTTTTCCAGGCCCGGTTTCGTGGCACCGTTAATGTCGTCAAGCGTGAAATAATTTGAGTCCGTAAAAGTGTTGTATCCGGTTTTTTCCACACCTTCAAATTTGGCCAAGAACGCTGCCCGTGCATGATAAATATCTGGAAATTGTTGGACTTCTGGTGTTAGTTCAAAGGCTTCTGTGTTCATAATTCATCCCCATAACACATGTTTCCGATCAACATTAATAGCGTAAAATCAAGGTTGTTGATTCGGGTATTGATCTCATCCGGCTTCATTTTGACGATTCCATCACCAGGTGAAGCCAGCCAATTGCAAGTAGGACAGTGCTGTGGAGTGGTTGGTTTTTCATCTGTTACTGCCCATTTTCCTGGACCACTACACCAATCGTTATAGCAATGGATTACCCATAAATAAGTAGTTGTCATAACCACAATTCCTTTACATACTCGCATTGCAGGACTTCAGCAGCGCGTTGTTGGATTTGGTTGAATACGTAGCGAGATCGGTTAAGGTCTTGGTCTCCTACTGCCCCCATAAACCAAGCCCCCAAATCAAGCAGCTCTTCGTCCATTGGTGCATTGGCGGAATAACTATTTTGATCATGACCCTGTCTTGGTAATCCATCATTAATGCTCCCACATCCACAAGTGTCCCAATTTATGGCCATTTTGTAGGCATGAAGCCATTGTGATTCTGTTCTACGCTTATGTTTTTTACTCATGAACCTGAGCCAGAAATCTCTATTCTCATTTGCTTGTTTATTGGTAATCATGATTTATTCCACAAATTAACTACTGAAAATGACGCAGCAACGCCCCAGACATATGCTCCAAAAACAATGACTGGATTGTTTGCCTGCCACATAAAAAACCCCAGAATTGCAAGAGATGCAACGATAATAATGCGCCAAATCATGATGCATTCTCGTGAGTAAGGGCCAACAATTCCTGTTTTCTTGTTTCAAGAACCCATATTTTCGATGCGAATTCATCACGCTCTTGTTCAATTTTCTTGTCAATTGCAGTGACAACCGTTACCGTCATTTCAGCCAGATCCACGTCCAAATCCAGTTCGATTTCATCGCAGTCAATCCAGCCATCAATAAGCGTGACTTCGGAGCCGAACAGTGTCATGCAATAGTCATAGTCTCCCTGCAAAAATCTATCGGGTTTTGTAATTACAACGTGTTGTTTAATTTTCATGCTGTGCTCCTTAGTTGTTCTGAATGCTTGATTTTGCACCAGCCGATCACAAACGAATCGCATTTTCCCTTCAAGCGTGGATCTCCCCGGGCGCGCTCCAGGTGGACATAATCCATTAATTTTTTGTATGGGGATTTGACTGATTCATGCGTGGGCACTGAAGACCCATAGTTTTCAAGTGCTGCTATGCAACCGTCTACGAATGCACAGACATCCTTGTGGCTGGCCAGGGCTGATTTGCGGATGGTTGGGTTAGCCAAGTGCGCCAAGATCCGGCGTGTTTGATCGTCGATTTCAATGCGTGGTTTTACGATCATAGGTCATTTTTCCATATGTAAGTTTTGGCTTCTTCGACTGTCATGCCGCGATCAGATAATTCTTGGGATAATTCCGCGTCAACTGTGTAGCCAAGTTCACTATTCAAAGCTTCATCCCAGTCCATGTCAGTTTTGGATTCATGGCGCAGGCGGGCTTCGGTGGTGGCGCAACGATTAATATTGAAATTGTGTGAACTCATGTTTGTTGTTCCTTTTTAACTCGCACTTCCCGTATATCCTCTCCCATAGCTTTCAAAACGCCTGAAACGCCCGAATTACAACAATCCACTAATTCGTCCGGCGATTGGTTTTGTATCACGTCGCACCATTTCATGTGGCCAATTTGCGCTTCACCAAAAGAGTCATATCCTTCGATAATAATCATATTACCGCGATTGTCCAAATCATCAGGCGGGGCATATTCCGCACTCTGTATTGCTGTTTCATAGGGCTGACTTCCGTCTGAACAACGCACGGTGGAAACAAAACCCCACTCGTATTTAGTATGGTCTACCTTGCGGTCTTCGTAGTTATCAATGTCTGCTAAAAATTCAAACATTTTATTTTCTCTCCTTAATTATCTTTCGCGCTATGCGCTTAACCCGATCCTTCCATACATGCTGCGGCAATTTGCGCTTGCGTGGCTTACGGGCGTTGTTGACGCGTTTTGTCATAATTTTGGCAGTTCCGTAATTCGCAGCGCCCATAATCCATCGTCACGTTCAATCCACTCCCCACATTTGATGCCTTTCCCATCATCCGTTTCAACTTCTATAAATCGTCCAGATTCATGTGAGGGTGGGCCATCAAAGAGTATATTGATTGCGCTGTATTGTTCACAAGACGCTTCGTTTTGTTTGGTTGTTTTGTTATCGTCTTTAATCTTTGGTCCGCCATGACCCGAACACGCTAACCCCGGCACATAACCGTTATACCGGCCATCAATTCGCCTGAGCTCTCCTGTTGCGTCACGAAATTCCTTGCAAGGGAGCCTGTACCCAAATGCTTGATTATCACAGAATCCAGCAGGCATACCACCGCTCCACATAGGAACAGAACAACGGCCTTCGCCGTTTACTAAATCTTGATGATACTTCTGCATTTGTGCCATTTCATTTCTTCCCAGTCACCAGCCACCGCGCACTTATATGGAGTGCATCGGCAATCTGATATAAGTGAGTGCAGGTTGGTTCGTGCGTTCCGCCAATCTCAACCTGCCTGATTGCATTATGTGATACGCCAACTTTCCGCGCTAACTCAGACTGATTCAACCCGTTCAGTTTGCGGATGGCGGCGATGCGCTGGCCGATGGTGGGATTTGCTTTCATGTGATAGATTATTGCACATGCAACCATACAACGCAAGAACTATCTTGCAAATGCAAAGCGCACATGTTACAGTCAATTTATGAAAAAAATCACATTCAAGGATTTCTTTGAATCGCTAGATAGAATCGAGCGTTCTAATTTGGCTGCAAGAGCGCATACCAGCGTTAATTATTTGTATCAAATAGCAGAAGAAATTCGCAAACCCGGCATGAATGTATCAGCCAGATTGAAAAGGGCGGACAACAGGATAACCGATTCAATGCTGAGACCGGATTTGTATTGAGCAAAATGAGAATTCAGCGTTAATTATAGGAGCACTACATGAAAACACATATTGTATTTGTACTAGACCGAAGCGGATCTATGGGATCAATCGCGGAAGACGCAGCAGGTGGTTTTAATGAATTCGTTAAGACACAAAAAAAACTGCCCGGTAAGGCAAGATTGACATTGATTCAGTTTGACCATGAATATGAAACAGTCTGCGCAAAAAAGAAGCTCAAAGACGTTCCCAAGTTGGTAGTTGGTGAAACATATGTTCCGCGAGGCATGACTGCATTGAATGATGCGCTGGGCCGAGCCATTACCAGTCACGATAGCGAAAAACGGGTGATTATTGGTGTCATGACGGACGGCATGGAAAACAACAGTCATGAGTACACCACGAAGGCAGTCAAGGAATTAATT